TCATCATGCAAATCACTAATAAGATGCAAATTGGTATTAGATATTTCGTCATATCTATCATTAACCATACCAAGTAGTTTCCACCATTTTTTCCTTGTTAATGTATGAGTATAACCATCTCTTTTAGAAAGATCTTGGGCAAGTAACCATTCAATCAATCTAACGTAAATCGCTCTATTACCATTGGATCTACCATCTTCTATTTCAAGAGGTTCGTCATAAATTTCTTTAATGATAAACTTCTATCCGTCTTTTATCCAATCAATATATTTTTCCCATCTTTTTAATTGGCTTCTTTTAGATGCTCCGCTTTTTTCATCCTCTTCTAACAATTGGCACATTACTTTATAATTTTTAACAATCATGCCAACCTACAAATTGTCTGTTTTAATTTCATTCTCTAAAACCATACTTTTCACTCCTCTCTATAAAACACTTCTTTCATTCTATACATTCCCAGTCTTCATTAATAAAATCTCTCGGATGTTCATATATTATCTTCTCGTAGAATTTACCATTGTCTGAGTTGTAGCAGACTATGCTGCCATATTCCAAAGCAGCCAGTATATCTTCAACATCCTTTCTACAAATATCGCCATATGAATAACCGTTTAAAGTTGGTGGTTTATGGTTGCAACATATACAAACACCGTTGCCAGTAGCATTACATATCTTCATCTACATTAACCTCTAATCCATACTGTTTCGCCAGCTTAATCATATTTCTAGTACCTTCACTCTCACCAATTGGAAATGCTACCAATATTCCTCTATCAGCTTCAGCGGCATATTTAGCCATCTGTTCGTTGCGAATCGGCCCAGCAGCTTTACCATATTTATCCAATTCAGCCGGAAATATCTTGAGCGGATAATGATACGCTTTGGCAAATCTTTCGCCAAGAGTATCCGCACCAGAAGCATGACCGCTAACAATCTCTATATCATCCATTGTAGCCAATAGATGTATTCCAAGTTCATCTAACTTATTTAGCATTTTACTATAGTCATTAAATTTTCTGCTGCCAGCAATTATAATCCTAATCATTATTTATCTCCATTACATGCGTTCCAATATAAATTTTTACTCAGTATCCATCGTGTACATCATTGAGTTTCATTGACAACCTATGGACAATCTGTTCTTATAGTTCAATATGTTTGTCGAAAAAACTATTGACATTCTTCAAAAGTTCCTGATTTTTTTGTATTTCATAATTTAATGCTATTTCAACTCCTTTGATAATACGATAAATATCAGCTAAAATTGGATTATTGAATTCCAATTCAAGAAATTTATCTCCACCACAATCTCCGGCTGTTGCCATAAGTCCACTCCATGTTGAATGATGCTTCCATTCATCCTTTATATAATCAATCTCAAACATAAATATATATTCATCTTCTTCTTCATCATAAATATACAAGATAATAGTATCATTATCCTCATTATATTCGAGACTCACAAACTCTTCATCACCAAATTTATTCTTAAAATAATCTACTATTTCTTTTGCTGTAATTTCCATAATTCTCACCTTCTCCTTTTTACCCAATACGTACTTCTCCAAATTCAAGAGTATCATCAATCATAATCTTACATTTATTCCAATTTTCAATTTTGCCAATACTTTCTTCTGGCACATATTTTTTGCCATCAATCGAAATACTTTTAAGACTTGTAACAGTATTTGTTGTAATCATACCTGTAATGCAAAGTGCTTCATTCGGAGTTATACTACTAGAAGGTGGTAATAATTCTTTGGTTTTACTACTCATAATCAAATAAGGGAGTTTACCATGCTCATCTTTATATCCATCAATGCAATGTTTAATTTTTTCTACATCTAACATAATTGCTCTCATAATTTCCTCCAATCAATCCAATTTCTACTCTTTGGTTCTATCAATATATTCACTCATGATAATTCTTCATAACCATCTATCCATTCTGGACAATTAATTACCGAAAATAATACTGTATCACATTCCAAACCAACAGAGCATTCGCATTCTTCGCCTGTTACATAATCTGGATAAGTTCTAACGTGAATACAATGTTTACATGTCGAACAACCTTTTTTCTCCGCCAGTTCATAATGCAATTCTTTATATCTTTTTCGATCCTCTTCTTGCTCTTCTTTTGTCGGATTAAATATTCTTCGAAGTTTGTTCATGGTATCTCCTCTGGTTTATAAAAATCCAATTTCAACTCTTTGGCTCTTTCAAGATATTCTTCTGGACAATCTGTACTGATTCCAACACATACTGGACTATATGCTTGATCAACGAAATAAGTACATCTTGGACAATAATAATGCCGCTCAACTACGCCCCATTCAATTTCTGAATAGTAATCGTATTTATTCTCTTTTCCACATACTGGACACTTCAATAATCCTTCAGCCATTTTCGCAATCCTTTAGTACAACTTGTATTACTTTATTTTTCAATTCTTCTTTAACAACTCTATCAAATGCCTGTTGGTTCAAATACGTATCATTCAAAAGTTTGGTTATTCTTTCAGATACATAATCACCCGAATAACATTCACTATTCAAAGATTTCAAACACTGATCAATTGCTCGTTCTACTTTATTTTTTATTTCTTCTTCGACAATATCTTTGATTGTTTTTTGATTTAGTCCAGCATCTGCAAGCAACTGGCTAATCTGTAAGCGTAGTTCTCGTTTTTCTTCGTATGTCATTTCAACCTCACAAATCCTTTATATTTTTCTCCAGAACCAGTTCCAGATAATTCTACAAATTTATATAGTTCGTTGTCTTCACATTTTTCATACTGGCGTAATCTATACATGCTATGTCCTTTAGATTCCCATTCTTTTAGAAAATCTTTAATTTGTTTGCCAGTAAAAATTGTACCGTATTGGTAAGAAAATATGTTCATACTAATTATTCCTTTTATCAAATGCGGATTACCCGCCATAACCTAACACCATGGACAGCACCAGACTTGAACTGGTATCACCGCATAGGTTCCACACCGTTGCCCAATGACAACCAGGATATGGCAGATTATATGTTTTATGTTAGCTTTCTCCCGCACTCTGGGCAATAATTTAATTTATATCCTAGACCTTTATTTCTAAAATCAACCGTTCTAGATGCAGATTTTTTACCACGTTTTTGATACCAACTATGAATAACAAGTGCAACAGTATACTCATTTATCCATCTGCCAAGTTCTGGATCGGAACATCCATGCCAATTTTCGCGCTCTTTTCTTTCGGCTAAACTATCACAGAACTTACACATCAAATAACCCACTCGTTATCAAAAACAACAAATGAATCGTGATTGCGATATCCTTTAATATTCCAGCCATCATTGGTTAATCTTTCATATTCGTCTATCCAATGTTGCGCAGAATAATTAATGTAGGTATGTATTTCTTCATTCATCACTTTTTTAAATTGCGGGTACATATCATAAAGATACTTTCTACAATAGAATGCATATCTATCAGAATATTTTTTATATCTTGAATCTATAATAGCCTCTGTGGGATCATGTTTAGATCTTATATCAGATAATGATCTATCATATTCTTCCGTACGTGCCATATAAAAACAAGCCAAAAAATAAGGCATATTATCTTCCATCAAATAATCCTTTCATTCATTCCTTAACCCATAGTTCCATCAGATTAGCATCGAATGCCAACCTACCAAGCTTAAGGAAATCATAGAACTCATCAATAGTAATACCCCATTCTTCGCACCAATCTACCAAGCTATATTCCTGACATTTTTTCTTGATTGCGTATTCAATTGTTTCACCTTTAGTCATAATTGCTCTTCTACCTTACCAACTAATCTTTACATATCCATGGTTATATTGAGATCCAACATATACATCGTATCCGCATCTGATAAGTTCTTGTTTAGTCTCTGGAGAAATATATCCCTCATATGAGTATCCGAACTTTCCGGCATTAATTTGTTTAGAGATTGCCGTCATGATTTTTTGTAGTTCCTCAGTTTTATGCTGAGTAATTTTTTCTTCTGTTTTAATACGTGCTTCATTTGCCAATAATATTCCCATTATTAATCTCCTAAAAATATTTCTCCCAGGAACTTTGATACCAACATGTCAAATAATGTTTGCCGCTAAACGTATCCGTATAAAAATCATACTCAAGAATCTCATCATCAAGATGATATGTATCTTGATCATCTGGAATTAATGTTCCATTAGAATAATGACAGGCTCCGATGTATAGATCATTATCTTCTAAAAATGTTCTGTACTGTATGTTAATCCTATCAGCATTTTCCAGATTAAGTTTTTTAATAATATCAATTAGTTTCATTGTTATCTCCTTAAATATACCTTTCTCATACATCCGCAGATGCCGAGCTTTCACCGTCAGTCCGTAAACTTCGGAGGGCATTATATTCAATCTTCTTCTAGTTCGTCATCTTCATCCCAGCTATTTACTTCGATGATATCAATGCCAACCGCCCCGGTCATATCCTTGAGCGTCTGCTTCACCTTTTTCTCGCTGGTCTTTCCAATGGCTTCTCCGGCTTTACCCTCCCAGGTAATGTCAGCCCTTACCGTTGTTATCATTATTATCCTCGACTTTCTTACTTCTATTTAACCATCTACTCCAGCCGAAGATCCATCTGTAAGCAATGTCTTCGTTCCATCCACTCTCAACCATTAAATCGAACCATTCTTTTCTCATCCTATCATGTATAGGATCATGAATATTTTCGATGGTAGCCTTTGTGCCGAGTTCTGCCACCCTGTTGACAAGATCAATTTCATACTGCCTCGGATAATCTTCGGAAAATAAATTAATCTTTTTGAGTGCTTCGTTTTTATCAAATGGAATTTTCTTACGCTTACATTTTTTGTAGTATCTAATGAGATCGTTTAGCCGCCAAGTTAAGTGTTCTTCTTCTTCTATGTCTATGTACGACTTAGAAGTCAACCTTATTGTCCCACCATCTTCTTTACTGGAATACATCGCAGCAACAAGATATGGATAGTATGCGACCAAATCTTTTTCTGTTTGTATCTTTAACGGAATGATATCATTGACACTTGCGTAGATTTCATATTTGCCGAGTATTTCTTCTGCCGAGTGGTGCATAGTGCATACATCTTCGAAATCCGCTTTTCCAGAAATTCCCATAATATCACTCCTTTCTTACCGTATGTTTGCCATCTGGATCATGAATAATTATAAATCTATTATTCATTTTGTAATACAAATCCCAGTATTCTTTCATCATGTTGTTTCCCCAATAATAATCAAGCAACCGTTTAATTGACTTTGATGTTGTAAATAAACTGTCAAATAATTTGGTAATAAAATTGTCCATGTTGCCTACCTCAATAGCAATAGTAATCAACGATATAATCTATTGCTTGCAACATAGACTGGAATATTACCTGGCAATCAACCTTGAGCCACGGATATACATCTTCGCCAGTCTCAAATCCGATGATAGGAATATCATGATCAACAGCGAATTGTAACTCCTGTGATGTGCCTGGACTGGTACGAGTTCGGTCAAGACACACGAGTACAAGTCTTGAATGAAGGATTTGATCCATATAATATCTTTTAACCTGTGTATCACTCTGATGTTTTGCTTCTGAGTAGCTAAAGAAATCAACAGGATTAATTGCGCGTACTTTGCATTCCTTATCTGCCGTTGCAGTCTTTAACATCTGCGCAGCCTTATCTCTCCAACCTCTCCCCTCATCATCCTCGAAGAAACAAGGCCCTGCAAGATAAATCTCAATCGTGTTCATTTTGTCTCTCCAAATAATTTAATAAATGTGTTGCATACCATATAATCTTTTTAACATCTTGTATGCCATTCTTATGTTTCCATCGGCAAGCATACTTAATAATATTTCCAGCGTCAGTAGCTTCAATTCCATTTAATCCATCGGTAAATGCTTCAATTACATCAATAACCTCAAGACCAGATTTACTCTGATAATGCTGCGGGTGTGAAACCATTTTGTCATCACTTTCGTACAACTCTGTCATTTATATTTCTCCTACTATAAAAATAATTATTGTAACCTTCATAACGTTCATGGATATCCATCATATTATACCCATGACTTGTTGCCCATTGTTCAAATTTTTCCCAGTATCCGCATGTCTTAAATTCAGGACATCCACATCTATAAACACAATTCGGAACCATGACATTAGAAAGTTCTTCTTGATTTGCAATATCGTGGATTGCAACCTTTAATTCTTCCATTAAAGAACGTGTTTCTGGAGATGCCTGATAACACAATCTAAATCTCGAAACATTAATTAATGCTTGTGCGTTAGCATTAACATCCATCTTAACAAGAGTATCTTGCGGAGAATTATCCCGATTTACTCCTGTACGGTCAGATCTTTGGGTAGATATCCACTTATCCCAACCAAGCCAGTGACGGGAAAAATGAGTGGCAACCCACGATTTAATATTAGGCCAACTCCACCGAATTGTAATCAATCTAATAGGTGAATGTTCAGAAATCAAGAGATTGTGTATAAATTGTTTGGACGGAGCATTATCAGTTGGTTCTTTATTAACTGTATTTCTACATTCGTTTTTTGCAGCCGTCCAATCAGCATTAACATTAAGAATTTTAATCATTATTTTTTAACACTTCTACTTTCTTCATAATATTTGGTATGGCATCTTCCATCATTTCTTTCCAGCCATCTTCATCATCATAGGTATATGTAATATCATCAATATCATCAGCATCTTCAATGCGTTTCACATAACCATTGAGAAGATCCCAATCCTTCTCATATGAATGGAAGCTATTTGCCCGGTGAGTATATGTTCCGACTTTAACATTTAGTTCGTCAGCAATACGCTTTTGCAACATGATTAATGCAAACGCATTCATGAATGTTGCTTTGCAACTATCATTGGAACGGAACAATACCTGGCAATCTAACTTGTCATCACGAACCATATACTGTACGTGTTGCCAACATGCCGGATCTTCGCTATACATATCTTGATTCTTGTCTCTAATAATCATCACCGCTCTGCGAGAAGATGGATTTCTTTTTAATTCATCAACAACAAACTGATATTGGTCTGCATATCTCTGATGATATGTGTATGCCCAATTACCCTTGGCAACCTCAAAGTCAAGAATGCCATCTAACATTTCCATAATGTATTGCTGCAATTCTTTTGGGCCACCAATAAAACACTTTGATATCATAGGTTCTGCAAGCGGATGTGTAACAACCATTGTCATGCCAAGTTCTTTCTGCCGAGTATTCCAGTCCGAGCAATCAGTTACATCACCGCAATAATTTAGAGTAGTCAATGCCTTATGATAAGCTTCAGGGAGTGTGTCTCCATAATTTAAGTATTCTTTCAAGATTGTGTCTCCTTCGGTAATCCATTTGCCCAACCAGACTTCTCACTTCTCACTACCCACTTAGTCCCCTTGGGTTCTGGAATATCTTCTTTTCTTTTTATCTTTAGCCATTTAATAATTGCCTGCGCCTTTTTCTCGGTTCGCTGACAATCAATAACTTGTTTCTTTATAGCCTTAAGGCGTGGCTCTTCGTTTTTAATTTTTTCATTTTTAATGTTGGAGCGACTAACATAATCTTTCTCCAACTTGTTAAAATAATCACAGATACTTTCCATCGCATCATATGGAATCATATCTTTATCATACTCAAGAACCTCTGGAGTGAATGTGATCTTCGTATTAAGAAAACTATCATCATTCGCATTCAGAGGTAATGCGTTCCACTTAAAACTTTGTTTCAATGTTAATCATCCTCATCCATTTTCCAATCAATCTCATAGTCAATAGGTTCATACGGAATCTCAGCATTATAGTATCCATTCGCAATCGTCACTTCATAGTTTTCATCACCGGGGAAATTATGAACATGAACAAAATAATTTGCGCCGCTACTCCATGCATCAAAATGATCAGGATTTTTTCTAAGAAATCCAATAAGGCGTTTTATCGTTTTTCTCAGTTCCTCCTCATCAAATGTTTCTTCTGGAGAAAAATGATAGAAGTTCTGAGGGATCTTGATATTGTCTACATTAATTTCGATGTCAAGTTCATCGATGCCATAATCCGTCATAAAAATTTTTGCACCACATACGGGACATCTTACCATTGCCATTCCAAGATATCCTTCCTCAACATCTTCACGATCAATCTGAAGTTCACTGGAACAATTGCCACAATTAAGCACAAACGGGAAAACATCATTTGCTTTTTTCTCATCTACTCGTTTAATAATTTTCATTTATTTACCCCTTAAATATTCTTGGTATAATAATCTCAAAATCAAACCATCTAATCATAACTACATCTCTGCAAACATATATTCGTGGTTTTAACCTATATAAAAACCTTTTAATTTTTATCATGGATATAACTCCTTATTGCTTTCTCAATTCTATTCTTCAGCTTGTTGGCTTCATCACGCTTATTAACCAAAGCATTATACCGTTTAATGTCTGCGGAATTGCTTTGATTATATTTGATGTTGCCAACATAAATGCGGGAGTATAATTTCTCAATCTCCTGATCTGTACTAGACAGTTCATCTTCCAGAATGTCCAGTACAATACTTTTTGGAATTGTAATTCGGTAACTATATTTTGTTTTTGTTTTATATACCATATCGTTTAATTATTTATAATTATACCAAGCAACCACGAGTTCGTCAACCAATCATTTTCAACAATTCTTCTTCAGATATAATTGGAATATTCAGTTCTTTTGCTTTTTTGTTTTTACCAGTTGTTGACATTGTGTCATTATTAATCAGATAGTTTGTATTCTTACTAACAGATCCGGCAACCTTACCGCCAAGACGTTCGATTTCGGATTTAAGTTCATCACGATTTTTCCAGTGGTGAACGCTGCCAGTAACCACAAATGTTTTATCTGCTAACGGATAATTCCCAGTCGGCTCATTCATGATGTCATCACTCTGGAAATTCATTAGTGCTGCAACATCAATCATCTGCATATGATTAAGCATCCACCACTTATGAATGTTCCCAGACAGAACACTTCCAATGCCAGGAATCTGCGAGAAATCATACTGATCATCACAAGCATGTGAGAACTCTTCAAACGTATGGAATTGTTTGCAAATCATTTTGCTCTGCCCCTCACCAACACCGGGGATTGAGAAAGCCGCGATAAAATGTTGGAGATCTGTGGACTTGCTTGCTTCAATAGATGCAAGGAGATTGTTAACCAGTTTCTTGCCGAACCTATCAAGTTTGTACAACTCTTCTTTGCTGTCTTTTAATTCATAGATACTAACAAACATGTTTGTGAGGTACCCAAGATCCAGTAACTTTTTAAGTATTGCTTCGGATAGACCGTCAATGTCCATACCCTTCTTAGATACAAATGTTTTATATTTGCCGAGAAGTTTTCCGGGACAATCATCATTCATACAATACAACACTTCTGAGTTATTATCCTTAACTATAGTTGTCTTCGCACCACAAATCGGACAAACAGACGGGATATGGATATCGCCATCACCATCTGGATCTGCTGAGTCAATCTGAGGTATAATCTGGTTACACTTCTTAACGTACACCGTACATCCATTAGTAAGTCCAAGAGAATTCATAATGCTGAGATTATGCAGACTTGCTCTCTCAACAACCGTTGAATCAATTACTACAGGATTGAATATTGCCACAGGAACAATCTGACCCGATTTACCGATTTGCCATTTGATTGTTTTCAACTTTGTAGAATATAGTTCATCTTCATATTTATATGCTATCGCATTGCGAGGATGATGCCCGGTCATACCAAGTAATCTGCCATACTTTACATTATCGTACTTAAACACAACACCGTCTATTGGGAAACCAACTGCATCTGATAACGTGCGAATATTAACAAGAATGTTCTCAATATTATTATAGCAATCAACAGAATTACTATTTATCAAAAATGCAGTAACAACATCAAACCCAAGATCTTTTGCCATACTTAAGTTAACAGACAAATAATCTTCTCCACCCTCAATAACATCCCACGCATAAAATCTAAGATGTCTTTTTGCAGCGATAGAAGTGTCAAGCAGATTTAATGACCCAGCCGCCAGATTGCGAGGATTACTATATTTATCATCTTCTGGCAATGCACGATTAATTTTTTCAAAATCATCTCGAAGAATAATGCACTCGCCATCAATTACAAATTTGCCAGGTTTACTAATACGCTTCGGCAGATTTTCAATTGAGTTAGCATGAAACATAATATCATTACCAACTTCGCCATTACCGCGAGTTTCAAGCCGTACAAGTTTGCCATCTTGATACGTAGCTGAGATAGTCAGTCCGTCTGCCTTATACATTGCGACCACATCATGGTTACCAATAAACTGTATAATCTCATCAGTGCTATGACATTTATCAAGCGACAGCATAGGGTGTTCATGTTTAATCTTTGCGATGTCATCAACTGGGGCAGCACCAACTGTTTCTGAATACCCCATACGTTCTGCTTCTGCAACCAGAGCATCATATTCCTGATCAGTCAGCATACTTGTTCCATACTGATAATAATCCTCTTTCGCCTTATTAATCTTACCAATTAAATCATCATATCTGGTTGTCATCTTTCACCTCTGTTTTGTTAAACACAAATTTGTACCGATCAATTACGTTACTGTGTGTCAGTCCTGTGGCATCATACTCACTGCTGTAGCCACAAGGACATCTCCAAACCTGAACTCCGGCATGAATACCGGAGTAGATCGTAGTTGCAATTAGGTATCTCCCACATTTTGGACACTGCATATTTCTCTCCTTAATAGCTTTCTCCAATCATTTTCGCCCCGCAATTCGGACACGCAACCCATTGATGATCAGCAATATCTTTGCCATACGTACCATGTTCTACTCCATACACATGTAATCCTTTACCACATTCTGAGCAACACCATACAGGATCTCCACCAGGAGTTGCATATCCATAAACTTTTACCCACACTCCTGTCTTGCGATATGCCATCTGCCCTGCCGTGTATCCTCGTTCGTATGCTTCCTCTTCTGTTTCTGGCTCGATGGTCGGTGCATCACATACCTTCCCAATCGCAATGCTGATACCTGCATCAACATAAGGCGCACCGGGATAGTGACTATTGTTTAATTAATGCATCAGCGTATCCGCATCTATCAAGCGCATATCAATCACTTCTCCAAGAGATCTGAAACAACTCCGCTTTACTCAAATCATAGGACATAAAAATGTCTCTCCACTTTTTGGCTGTCTCGATGTCTCCGCAAACAAACATGAACGGAATATCAAAGCAATGCCACTTCCCATCTGCAATATGCTCTGCTTTCTGTTGCCATGTACTTCTTAATTTTTCCTTGTGTTCATCGGAAAGGCTGACTTTCAGTCTCTTTTCTATCTGTTCTGGTGTCTGATTTCCCAACATAATACTCATCACATTCCACCTTCTTCCCGATACGGTTCGGGTTCTTTGTATGGCATCCATGCTTTTGCAGATTTGCCGTATTCATAAAATCCAAAACCACCATCTGTTACAATAAAGCCATTCGGCTGATTGTTTGCTTTCGGAGCATAGCTTGCTCTTCTGACATACTTTGCACTTGTTGATATCCAACATTCGGCGTTTGCTTTCGGTTCATTACCATCTACACACGGTATCCACTTCGGTTCTCGCACCTTTGCCGACAGCATCTCGATTGTATCAGCGGCATCCGTGATCAGCTTCGCCAGTTCGCCCTTCCTGTCTTTGGCGTAGGCTCTTAACTTGTCAATCTGTTTGCTTATCAGGCTCATTGGTTCTCCTTTCCGCTCTAAATCTTGCGTCATATATCATCTGCGATAACTTCTCAAGATTATTCTTTGCGTGTAAGTACATCGTATCAAACTCTGACAATTCATTTGTGACGCACATTCTATTGATTTCGCCTTTTATTGTATCGGCAAGTCCCATCATCGTTTTTCTTTCGTTCTCCGTCATCGGTTCTCCTTTCCGCCCATGCGCAAAACTTGTCATCATCAATCCATATTTCAACCGCTCTCATGCAATTATGCTTATTCTTCCATTTGCAATCCTTGCACCTGATAATGTCAGGTTGCCCTGTCTTCATCATCGCAATCCTCATCCTCATAGACTCAACCGCTAGGATCTGTGCCCACGGATCAATGTCTAATGCTGTATTGATATGCCTGATAGCGGATTCGAGTCTATCCTCAAGGTCATTCAGTGCCATCGGTTATCCTTTCACACTCCATCTTTGCGCCGCACATATAACAATAGTTTATAGCCTCGATCAGTAATTCATTTCCACAATTAGAACATTTGCAGTGCGGCGTATATGAAATATACTTGTCAGTTTTTTTACATTCCATCCATCGTATAAATTTTGCGTGTTCTCTCTCTGACTGTACGGATGGCAAATCGCATAACCTCTTTCTGTCACGGCTATACGCTTCAAGTTCTCCGTTTTCTACCGATACGTTGTAATCATCAAAAATGTCAATCGCCGCTTGTCTGTAAACCATGTCACCGACATTTGTGTCGGGAACATCCTGCCCCCTAAGTGCTTCGATTGCCATCCTAAATGTTTCTCTGGCTGGCTCAATCTCTTCGTCGCCACAGCATCCATCAAGCCATGCGTATAACTCTTTGATCGCTTCTTCCCGTGTCATTGTCATAATCGTTCAAATTCCTCCCACACCATTTCCTTTTCGTTCTCCAACAGTGTTTTATGTTCTTCTAAAAAAGATTTGAAGTTAGCGATATAAACCTCTGCTTTAGGTGTGTACACATAGCCCTCTCCAAGTTGAATTTGTATGGTATCCTGATATTGTGTTGAAACTTCATACATCCTTCTGAGTAAATCATCAATGGCTTTTATTTTTTCTGATAACTCCGATATCTTATCAAGTAGTCTTTTACCCTCTTGCCAAGCATCTCTTGTCATATGCACACTCCTTAGTTTACCCAATCACAACACAAGCTATGCAATCAAGATTATAAATTCCGATCCAAACACCGCGACGTTTGACAATAAATAACTTGTCAACATACTCATAATCATCCCATAATCTGGACGGGATTTCTTCATTATATCCGTCTTTGTAACAGATTTTGATAGTTGCCTTATTCATAATCTTAAAGTGTTCTTTCTTCTTCATAATATTTTCCTCCGTTATTTATGTTCCTACATATCCGGCATGGACATCGGCTTCATGCAATAGCATGATGTCATTGTAAAAATCATCGCCCCAAAGTTTGCGATACTTATCATGTACTCTTTCTGGATAATCGTTATTCTCCCAATGTAAAGGATACATATGGTAATTAACTAGCAATGAAACATTAAGATTATTACCTCTCACCAGCATATCATATGCTCCGACATTTTCATGTCCGTAATAATGTGAAATACCATTCTCATCTGTAGTACGGCAAAACGGTTTACCAATATCATGATAGAGAGCTGCCGTAATTACATCATAACTACCACCATGATTAAGAACGTAATCACCAACGCTGAGGATATGTTTACCAAGAGTCTGAGAGTGCCACGGATTATTCTGATCGTAATTAAAATATGTAAATGCTGCGAGATAATAATCCATCAAATCAGATTTGAACTGATTATCTTTATATGTAACAACCTCAATATCATCCCAACCTTCCCATGATGCGGGGGTCTGCCAGGATCTATACATTCTGAAGATTACCTCATCCGGGATTCTTCTCTGCCTACACCAATTACGCCGAAGACAAATTTCAATGGGTGTTGCCATGATTACTGCTCGTTTATAGCATAAAATATCTTCAATTGACCACAGAAATGCCTTTCGTCTTTTTGAATTAACGTTTGTTGCATCTAGGATTACATCATGATTATTCTTCAGTCCATCTCTAACTCTCTGTTTAACGACATCAAAAACTTCCGTGTTATGTTCTTGATCATTAACGTCGCCGTACAATTCGCCGCGAATATCATCTGGCGAAACAATAATCGTATTAGGAAAATTTGCTTTAATCTGTTGTGCTTTGGAACTCTTGCCGGAACCTGGAACACCGCACATCATTGTAAAAATCGGACTACTCAAAATTCAATCTCCTCTACATAATCTTGAATAAACTTACACAACCTTGATACTTCCATGTCATTAATTAATTCTTTTGCGGTGTAATTAATCTTATCTGGTTTAATGGACTCAAATCCAAAGCTAGATAGCTTATTGTTCTTAATCGTTAGAGCAACCGCCTTTTTATCATGTTCGTATTCTTCATACAAACCTCTGGTGTAATCAATAAATTTTGCAACACGATACTCAAATTCTACCAGTCTGTATTTGTAATACATAATCTGTGGTGCAATACGATTAAATTCTTCGCAAATATCTTCAATCGGTAATTCTGTTTGCAACAGCATCTTTAATATTTTATCTTTACTGGCATTTCCATTATTCCATGTATGATGAAGCATCAAATACTTTGGCGATTTAATTTTTATTCTATTCCAGTTAGCATCAACAACAACAAATCCCTCAAGTTGTACATCATTATATTTATCGTTAAGAGAATCTGCCGCTTTTAAACAATCCTCAAGAGAATATATTTCATATGTCTTAGGTCTTTCGACTCCTATATACCAGCGAATTTCTTCACCGATTATATTATGGCGAGTGCCAATATGATAAAGTTTTGTTTGTGGATATTTAATAACTATCTGATTAAACGGACTGACCAATTCAAAAATATATGTATATTTTTTGTCTAGATAATCAAAGTCAATATCATTATAGTTAATTGCCGTCATTATCAAATCGAGGAAATTAAATTGCGGAGAACTTGATACTGGTGCTTCTTTGGCATTAATGCAACCATTTGTTGCCCATCTCCATTCACCATCATACCAGTAACATTTAACAATCGATCCATCAATTTTATCCTCAACTCGGCAAGAGTCCCAATTAATCTCAGCAGCTTCCGGCTGATAAGAGTTGAAGAAACGAGAGAAAGGCCAGCAGACAACTCTGAGTTCCTTTGTATCTATAATGATACCCCTTGCTTCTCTAACTACGGGATTGAAATTATCAACGTCAAACCCGTAATTAAATATTGCAAGATCTCCATCTTCTTTAACATTAATCCCCAGATCCTGGATTTGCTGTCTCCAGTTATCTGATGACTTCATTATTTCAAGAATATAAGATTTCATTCTAAAGGCTCCCAATGTTCGCACTGCTGACCATTATCATCATCTACACATTTGTTGCTATAGTTGCACATTGTTAACTTGTCATAAAAAGCCTCCTGCTTTTTTATTGTACCATAAAATCCTCAGCGGGGAACCCATAGGCCTGCCTGTGGGAGAACCCGCCTCTAACCTACCTTTCTTATTTCGATAAGCGTAGTCTTGCGCATCTCCAGTAATCTGAGATTTTTATATCCCACGGATGCGTTTATTTTAGTACCGTCCAAAAACCGTAAATCCATCCTGCCTGTAGAACGTCTGCCAAAGATAAAGCATTTTTGGGCTTTCCACTTGACTTTATCGTAAAGTCTGAATCCCATTACCTCGTATGGAGCTTGATTACGCTTTCTGTTACCACCCTTCAGAATGGTATTCTTATGTATCTGACGGTTATGACATCTTACTTTCTTTTGATAATATACTGTTCCGTCTGATACAGCCTTCGGATTACCACTTATGCAACGGGCATCTATGCAATGGTCTTTTGGTAAACCGCTTTCTATGCGTGTGTTCTTTGTAATATATCCATAGGTAAGGCTTATATTCGGATATATCTCTTTAAGTTTGTTGTAGAAAGCCCACCTCATGATGCCCATAAACGTAGCGTCCCTAAAGGACATCCCTCGCCTTATGGTCTTTGGAAATTTTACAATTCCTTTATGGTAGCCGGTATGACAGGTTTCACATAAAGTAATTAAGTTGTTCGGTGCGTCCCCACCTGTCTTTCTGCTTTCTATATGATGTACATTCAGGATTTTGTCTTTTGACTTGCCTTTACAGCATTGGCAGGTATGACCATCTCTAAAAAGTACATACTCTCTGACATTCCAAAAATCTAATTGTTCGCCCTGCTGATACTCCGTACCGCTTATTGCAGGATTTTTAATTTTCTGAATATCAAAAGATGCAATTTCTACAATAATCTTTACGATTGGGAGTATCTCATGTACTTTACGGATTACCGCCAGGTGAGTATTTACTTTGTTTTGAACCGAAGGGGCTAACCATCCATCCTTGCGTCTGCGATTATTGAATCTAGGTTTACGGTATCTGGTTTTACGATTTCTTCTGGCTTTGCGGTTTTGTCTGCGGGTAGAAAGCAAGTTCACTATATCGTTTCTGAGTTCTACATCAGACTCGAATAGTACTTTGTCTTTTGTAGTGGCGGATAATCCGATAGTCTTACTTCCTGCGTCCACACCTAAAGCAACTTCCTGCGTATAATTCGTACTATCATACGCTAACTGTATGGTAAACGGACACCTCTTAATCACCTTTGCCTTTTTGGTTTTCAATAGAATACGGACTTTAGCATGATTTTCCGTAGGCATTAAAGGCTGTCCGTTTTTACTTATGACGTAAACCATACATCCGTCTCCTTTCCAAATCCCATAAGGATTTAATTACTCGCTCCGAAGAGCGGTTAGTGTACCATCGCCAATGTTAATGAGAGGTTTTATGTAAGCAACACTGTCCCTATACCTCAGAACTGTTTAATCACTTACCTTAGAGCGACAGACTTGGTACTACATCCGTAGGTAACTATGTATTCTCTCTTAACGTAGCCTCTGTTTCAAGGCTTAGGCTACTCACTCAAGGTTGTCATACAACCCCACGGGCAAGCCTGTGGGTATTAGTGAGTTATCAAGTAGGTGTTCTTACATAAGACACACGCTTTCTCATCTTTCATCCTTCTAATAGCTTCTTCTCTTTGTCGCATCTGTTCTTCCATCTGCTCTGGAGTGACGAAACCACCAGGTCCCACGGTGAAAGTCCATCCGTTCATTTGTTACTCCTCAATTATCTATGATTATATTGGTTATACAATTATTTGTCAAGCGTTATTTAATATTTTACTTTTATGCAAAAATCATATTTTCGATTTCATCATCTGTCATATTGTTCCACTTACGAATACCATTAATATCAAGCTGTGAAAAAATTCCCATCAAAACCGATCTAACAATTCCATTTCCGGCTTCTTTATAAAGTTGCGTATTAGAATTTACTTCCTGTGCTTTTTTAAAGTTTTCATCATTTTTCCCAGCAATATCCATTAATCTCCAGCATTCACAGGGGGTAAGTTTTCTAATTCTGTATCTATATTTTGTTTCCATATCTTTAATCTCCTCAATTTTACAAATTCCAGTTTGCTCTGCCGTTATTGTTGGACTAATATATCCACCGCTTTGAACTCTACCTCTTCTAGTTTTACTAGAAGGGTATGATAAATCTGCTAATCCGCCATCGCAACATTCAATATAACCCTTTTTAGTCGCCCTGTTTGATTTTTATCATATTATTTCCTTCGTTATCACTAACATGTTAGAAGCATGTCCGGTGGCTCCGCATTCCGTACAGAGAGTAGATGATATCGTACTAGCATCAGAGTGGGAGTAAAGGAGTAAATACGATCGGAACATAATCATGAATTCGATAAAATTCATAATATCTTCTTCCAACATATTTATTGTTTTTTATAATATCAAAATCTTCTTCTTTATACATCATTTCTCAATCACTAAATATAACCCACCATGCCCACCTAATCCACCAATACTATTACTTGAAATAGTATTTGATATTCCATTAGAATCATATACTCTATACCCTTGGTGATAATTCCTTGATAATTGTTTACCATCTTCTAGCCATAAGTTAGATTTGATACCACCAAGAAATACCAATTCTTTATTTATCATATTCAATCACTAAATATAGATTACTATTTCCGCCCATATTACCAACTGGACTAGCTTTTATTGCAGTAGCAACAGTTCTGCTATCATATACTCTGTTGCCCTCTCGATACTGTTTTCCAAAATTAATCTCACCGAAACCGCCTATACATATTGGTTTATGTTCTATCATATATTTCCAAAATATAATTATCCTTTAATAACGTAGTTAATGTGTTTATTATATTATCTGTTCTTGGTTCTAACTGTACCATATTTCTTCTATATTCATATATACGATGTGCTTCATAGTCTTTTCTAATGGCTTTGCCATAATCTGTTCTTTTCGGAACAAGACATTTAGCAAACAATAGTCTTTTCATCTGCTCCCCTCTCAATAAGTAGTGGTTGTAATCCACCGCCTTGATATGAATATATTGAAGGAGATAGTCCAGAACTGGAATAAATTCTACCTCTCTGTGGATTATCTCTATTTTTTGTTTTTATATAATTTCCTATCTGAATTACTTTTAGCATAAATCTCTAATATCCAATTATCCTTAGCGACAGAAGTGATAGTATGTGAACATTCGTTTTTCTCTCCCAATTCTAAACGCTGCTCCACATAGTTACCAGCTGTTCTATCACTCGGATTATCTGGATTCCTTCCTCTGCTCGCACAAATGATTTGATCTATCATCATATCTTACCACTATATTAGGTTGAGTATTACCACCACTATTCGCCTTTATTGTCTGACATACTCCATTCACCCCAAAAACAGTTCCGGCATAACCAGTACTAAATTCCCCATAAATATTTCCCAACCAAACTATTCCATCATTGTTTTTCATGTCTTCACCAATACAAATGTCATTTGTGTTCCGCCACAATTTGCCTGTAGAGCTGGATGAATAAATGTAATATTATGTCTTCTTGTTTTTGTTCCGTCTCCGACTTTATGATTAAAATTAATTGGTGTTATATAACATATTGGTTTCCCAGTGATATTCATTTTTTCTTCTCCTAATTATAATCATTGGCTGACTGTTTCCACCACTATTGGCTTTAATTGTAGGGCAAGGAGCATTTATTGCAAAAACGGCTCCAGCATATCCATCCTTGCTTTTATAAATATTGCCTAAATAAATACTATTTTTTGATATCAATTTCAATTACTCCATTACTAGCAAAATTACCCAATCCCTTATAATCACGACTTAATAGTGTTGTTGCGACATTAACTGTTTTATAATCTGGAATACGTTTTTTGTCTGAACTCCCCATATTTTTAAGTATTACCGTTATCTGCTTTTTCAATTTCTTTCACCAAAATATTTGTTTGGATACCACCATACCTATTGGCATATGAACATAAGCATGGTGATATTCCAAACGACGAATAAACCGTATTGGATTGATGAGCCTTATTAGTTCCGGTATTCATAAACCCAATGTTAATCACTTTGTTCATTTTTTTCTTTTACTAATACCTTTGGCTCCATACCAGAATGTCCTTGACCAATAATAGTTCTACATAAAACACTAAACCATGGATGTACTGACATTCGTTGATTATAATTATTCCCATTCATGACATAACTAATTATTTTTTGTTCTCTTGATAACATAAATCCAGAATTTTACTCCACATCCGGCAGCGATACACGGACATATACCACCCACTGAGTAAACTATATTGCTCTGATGTTTCCCACTACCTTTTTCAATATATCCAATTTCATCTATTGATTTTTTCATATACTAACACTTTCGGAGGATCTTTATAATGAGTCATCTTTATTGTTCCAATAATTCCATCAATACAATATAATTCTTGATTTTGATGTATTTTGTTCGAACTCATTGGCAATACACGACCAAGTATAATCACATTATTAATACTATTACTCATATTTTTCAACAATGCCATTTTGTGTTTGATTGCTTGTTCCAAAACCTTTCCAACATCTGCCCATTATAGTTCTTGCGATGTTAGAAAAGCATTCAAATTTTCTATAATTGATATATGCTGTATCAACTGGCTAACACGCTTTCTTCATCTAGTTTACCGTCTTCGATGAGTTTTTCGATGAGAGTTTGTGCTTTTTCGTTATTAATATAATATTTTTCATCTACAGTTTCATCCAACATATCTCGCATCACTTTTTTCAATTCAATTGTTCTAGGAAAAACATAATCTATGTCTTCTAATGAACTAACCATGAATGTACGATTTCTATGCTGCGGAATACAGTATTGAGAAGCTTCTAAATCTTGCCAATAATTGTGATAACCTTTGGACTCTAGGAAATCAATCCATTTATTGAAATTATCAAAATTCTTTTTCCCATGAACTTGAGTAACATTCTCCATAAGGAGAATATCTGGTAATTCATTTGTTTCATTCAATAAACGTTCTACTTCCCAAAGTAAACCACTTCTAGTTCCAGATCCTTTATCCATCCCAGCTTGTTTTCCAGCCACCGATAAATCCTGACAATTGTGTACAATAACCCCATTTGCAGTAAAACTATGACTATTATCAACAGTAATATCATAAACGTTTTCAGTTTTACCCATATTTTCAATTGATGTTAAAGGAAACCAAACAAAACCATCTTCGTAAAAAGCTTTATCTTGTTTTGTTTTATTTAGTTTCCAACACAATTGATAGGTATTGTGTTGATTTACTTTTCTTCCTAGAATAGTATATTTTTGTGGTCTATTCGTAAAATATATAGAATATGGAACGTTGTATGCCTTTGCAATAATTTGTGCCATTCCATATATCAATTCTCTGCTAATGCTACTTATTTTATATCTATTTTCAGTATAACAACCATCGGCACTGCAATATCCATCAACAAGACTCTGACAATATTCTTGTGGTAAATCAAATATAAATCCAGGGAGATGTTTATTGATAGCACCACTTCCAAAAAGACTCATAAATTCTCCAAATTCTTTTTGTGGAATATGAATTTTATAAATATTATCCTCTTTGGCAACGCTATAATTTATACTTAAATTTCTCAAATGCGGTGTGATTTCTGTCAATTCAGAAACCGCACAACATATTATAATACCACCCTGTTGTCTCAGCCAACCATCTCCAAGATACCTACCAACAATCCACCAAAAGCTATGCTTATTTATAATCTCTGTTATTTGATTTTTACTTCTATCCTTTCTTCCATCACTCCAACGAAATATAATTCCATCCCAATTAGGCAGTGTATTATTTTGATTAATTGCTACTCCCAAATAATACGATTTATCTAAATCTTTACATTCTTTCCATTCTGGAGCAAGAAATTCTCTTATTTTATGTCGTTTCCCATCCTGCCCAACTGGCATATGTCTGACCATTTTTCTTACATAGAATTTATGATTTTCTGTACATTTTATTTCGTCAATACCCATACCTCTCACGCAATATATATTTTTTTCTCCTGTCGATTTTGAATCTGTTACAATATGATATTTATTATCGTGACTAAGTACCATATCTCCAATATTAATATTTTTAATTTCCTTATATCCGTCAGTAGTTAATACTAATGTATCACCCGTAAAACAAGGAAATGAATACGTG